TAATTCAGTAATTGCCTCAGTACCTAAGGTTGCAGAACTTCCCATACTATCCATAACTTTCGCCATGTTCGTTAACGCTTCTTCTTCGGTTATCCCCATTTTAATTAATTCGGGAACAGTATCCGCAATACTTTGTTTGAATCCGTCTATACTACCTTTTGTTGTACCAAACTCCCTTTGGAGTTGAGTTGCTCTTTCGTCTAAATTTTCAAAAGCGGACAGATTAGTTGGGTCGGCAGCATTTGCTAAATCTTTTAATGCTCCCTCAACAGAATTACTAAATTTTTTCATATCCAAAGTCCACTGACCTAAATACGCACCTTGATCATCAACCGTTCTTTTGGTATTTGTTGCGAATCGACTTGATTGGTCATTTAGTTTTTGATACGACTCGACTTGTTTTTTAAGTTCTTCATTTTGTTTTTTAAGTTCTTCCTCGGTCATTATACTTTTTTAGATAAATATTTAATTATTGGTTTTGGTCTCTTCAATATGTTTTTGGATCAAATATTTACGTACATATGTGGGCATATTCATAAACTCAGAGTACTGTGTTCTGAATATTCTTGAGAAATAATAAAACTCGTCTAATATAACGGTCTTATACTGATAAGAAAGGCCGAAAAAATTCCACCCCAAAAGTGATATCAACTACCACTTTTTCTCCTGACGGGGCTATAACTTCTTTTGATAGGTCTAATCTTGGTTCATTGTTCAAGATAAATCTTCTAATAAATTTAGAATCAGAAATAGGCATTTGTTCAACAAAGACACTGATTTTATTTCTATCTTCATCACCATCAATTGCTACAATGTGTTTTAACAATTTAGTTGTAACAACAGGTGCCGTTCTTTCAGAAGGATATGATTTAATTATTTTATCTATTTCAATTTTGTCTGAAATAGTTAATAGTTTTAAGGTAACCGTTTTTTTCGTAACAGGTAGAACGGTTTGGAAATATCCGTTTTCATCGGGTTCTACCTCTGTTTTTTTATAATTTAATTCATCAAGTAAAATGGAAGCATTAAATCTTTCCTCCGTTTCGGGATCTGTTGATGAAACTCTATACTCAGGACCAAAAGATGTGTTACGTAAAAAAAGTAAAACAGCTTCGATATCACCATCCAAAAGTTCTTCAGGTCTAATATCTCTTTCATAAATTTTATTTCTTAACAAAGGAAGAATAATCCCCTCATTAACATTTTTTCTATAATCAATTTCAGCCAAGACATTTTCATCTGCGGCAGTTAAATAACCAACTTTAATTGATTTCTTTTTTGATTTGTAAAACTTACCTTGTGTTGGTAATTGGATCACATCGTGAGGTAAATTAAAACTCTCTTGTCCAGCTGTATATATATCTTGTTCCATAAACTATCTTTTATTATTAAAAATAAAAAAAGACCGTAACTAGTAAAGTATACGGTCTAATATAATTTGTATGTAATTTTTCTTAGTAAACCAAGATACAACGGTCCATTCTCATGTTTGTGGTTATTTTCGCCAGTCCGTCACTTGAATAAGATAAAGATCCTCCATCATATCCTGTTAAGTATGTACCTTCTAAAATCCATTTCTCAACGACAACTCCTGTTGGATCTAACATTTCAAGGTCAACATTTTTTTTATAACCCGCAGCATAACCCATACGTCCTGTAACTGACTCAGCGCACAGTCTAATCCATTCCATAACCGCTTGTGATGCTGAAGGACCAATCGGGTCACGGAAAGTCACAGGAAGTTCTTGCCATGTAAATCTACCTGCAACATATGTTGAGGTGTTTAGGAATTGAATCTCTGTTGAACCAATTTGTAGTTTCGGTCTAGAGGTCGTCTCAACGTACCACTCATTAATACCAAGTGAAGATGGGAATCTCAAGATCCATCGGTTTTCCCTTTTCGGTTCGTAAGGGATCGGCATTTTCATTAACAAATCAGCCATATCTTATTTTTTAAATTTTTCTTTTATTTTTATTATAAATAGTGTGAAATAAAAATTTTTCTATTTACTTCAATTATTTTTTAAATTATATCTCTACTAGACCCAGTTAAATTAATATTTAGTTTTCTTTCCTCCTCCAGTATGATAGATTTCTAAACCAGATTCATCATCAAAATGTTTCTTCATTGCTTGAACATTCCTTAAGTCATCATCTGAAAAACCAATATAAGGAACAAAATAATTGCTAATCTTATTTTTCATAAATGCCTTTTCTTGTAATTGTCTAGAAAGGTTTTGAACGTAGGTCATAAATTCTTTCATAGCATCTACTTTTAATTGTTCAGGGTTGGCAGCCGAACCTTGACCGAAACTTACAGGGTGATATCTATTCATATCTAAATAAGATCGTACTAGTTCATCGTCAGACAAATCTTCCTCATCAGCCAATTCTCTATACTTTTTTAAGTTTTTAACCAATTCTTTTTCACTAATACCGTGTTTGTTTTTCTTAATAAGATTATAAACAGCATTTTTAAGAATGGTTGGGGTGTGTCCCCTTGCTGTAATGATTGAAAAGACCGACCCGTTATTAACCGCCTCAACAAAATCGTCCCATGCCGGTCCTGTAGGTGCTTTCATTGCATCTCTTAAGAAACCTTCATCTCCAGGTACATTGAAGTCTCTGAACGGATTTTCATCAAAACCAACTATAGTGTGTCCCTCATAATCAAAAGGTTCTTTCCCGATCTCAGTTCTGTATTCTGCAAAATCTTCTGTGGACATACCAACAACTTTACCCTTATCGTCTTTAGTATAAATCTTTGTTGGCATATACATAAGGTTATCGTCCCAATCAAAAGCATAATACTTCATCGTAGGTTTCATTTGATCGTGAATGATCTCCGAAATAATCTGTTTAACAACTTTTTTGTAATTCATATAAATAAATATCACTATAAATAAAAAAAGGGGAAACTTTCGTCCCCCCTTTTCATATGAATATAAACCAACTTATATATTCTCAAACGATGCTCCTGTCGGAGTAATGTAGAATGTGATGTCGATGAATTCAAGTGATCTTGTAGGTTTGATATAAATCTTACCTGTCAATTGGTTTCTATCAATATCTTCAGGATCGTTGGATACCGTAACTCTAAAGTCATATAAACCTCGATCTCTTCTGATTGCATCTAAGATTGGATTAACCGCGTTTAAGAAATCTTGTCTTACTTGTGCGTCGTTTTGTTCAAACAATAATCTTACAGATACTGCTGATATCAATTTACGAGCTTGTAGTAACAATCTTCTTACGTTAATTCTGTCAAGAGCAGATTCTCTAACTTGTAAAGTTTTGTTACCCCAAATTACCGTACCTACATCAGAGAAGGTTGCAATTGGGTTAATTCTACCTATGTAAAGAATGTCTCTATCTTCTTGAGTTAACTTCTTACGAGCTTTAATACAATTAACAATACCACGAGTGTAACCCGCCGCCGCGAACCAAGGGAATGCGATGTTATCTGTTAATGCCAAGTTTCTCGTAACCTCTGCTGTTGGTGGGATGTAGATTTGAGTGTTATTAACACTATCTCTTGTCAATACCCACGGATAGTAAGTAGCGGTGTAGTTAGAGTCAATTCCTGTGTTGTCTAAGTTGTCAACCGCCTCAGTTGGGTAGATTAAGTAATCCGCACCGTTAAGAGAAGGAACATACATATCAACGTCAGGTGTTGTACACACATAAAGTGAATCCGCTCTGTTGAACTCAATCATTTCAATTGCCGACTCAACTAAGTTACTATTGTTAACGTAATCAATACCAGGTGTTACAAATACATTGATGTTAACTGCTTCAGGGTTTGCAAATGTTTGTTGACCTAACAAGTATGCGTAGTAGTCACTATTTGCGAAATCTTGAGTACCATCACCAAGAGAGATTTCTTTAAATGCTCCCCATCCTGTAGCGTTAGGGTATCTTGTAGAAGGACAAGCCCCTCTTAAGAATCCAGCTCTACCGATTTGGAAGTTGTCTGTATTTGTTCTCCACTCTCTATAGATATCCCATCCATCAAAACCACCTTGTACTAAGAATGTGAATTTACGAGCGAACAATCTGTAGTATGCGTTTGTTGGTAATTCTGGTTCTGTAATAAACGGTGAGTTACCACAGATAAATCTTGGGTCACCAGCAGTTGAGAACTCAGGTCCGATTGTTAAACCACTCGCATTTACGTCCATGTGGAAACCAGCCGATCTGTAATTAAATGGTAAACCATCGATAT